CTTTCACATCAACTTTACCTCCAAATAAACCCTTTACAAAATCTTTAATGCCAGTAAAAATATTTGATATTGTGTCTGTGATTGGCTGAAAGAAACTACTAATAGAATCAAATAACGATTTAAGCGTATCTTCACCAAACAATCCAAAAGTCAAAAACTTTAACATTCCACCAAGACCAGAAACTATTGCTTCACTAAAACTTCCTGTCTCTTGGTACTTTTTGAAACCTGCTGTGATACCACTAAACAAGGTTCCAATAATTGCAAGTGGTAAGAAAACTTTTTTGAATACTGATATTAAATTCTTTGGACTGAAAAGTTGTTTAATGCCCTCCATAAAACCGCCACTAAACATTTTCATTATGGAATCAAGAAGACCACCTTCTTTATCTTGTGTTGGTGCAGCTGCAGCCGTTGGTGCTGCGCCACCCGCTTTCATCCTTTGTGCTTCTAATGCCCGTTCACGCTCATCTTCTTTGAGGAAGAACGCATCGGCACCACCTCTAGATTTGCCACCTTTGAGTTTAACAAGTTTTTGAACATTCTGTCGAAGAACATTCATATCTCTGGCCATGCCAGGCAATGCCATAGAATTTTTTGCAATCACTTTCAACATCACAGCAGTATCGCCAGACATTTCTGCACCACCAACTTTTTCTGGTGCTCTTTCTTTTCCTGGTTTGGCTTTGACACCTAACTTGTTACGAATCATTGCAGAGAAAATATCATCACCGCCAAACATTGCACGAACAATGTTTTCTTTGCCAAACTGTTTACCAATGTCTTTCATCGAACCAGAAGCCGCAGCTTTAGCTCCACCTGATAAACCTTTACCAGATTCTATTTCAGAAATATATCTACTTGCAAAATCTGCCATTATCGTTTTCTAGTTGCCTTTTGTAGTTCAATGCGTTCTTTTTCTTCCTGCAAATACTTCACTAGCAGAGACACATAAATGTTTCTTTCCCAAGGTATCATATTTTCCAATTCAGTCAAACTATACTTGTGATGTTGCAATAAAGCAAAGTTTGTCTCATAGTAATTCTTCAGAGTATCATAACGAAAGATTAGACGAAAAAACTTTGCATGCCCTTTATCGTCATATCTTCTTCATAACTGCATTTTGGACATTTGAAATGCACATCTTTTTTCACTTCAGGCATTGTATCAAAAAACTCTTTGAATTTCTCTAAATCTTTTTGTTGAAGACTATCAACAAATTCTTCCAGTTCTTCTCTTGGTGTATCTTTTGCATAATAAATTTGTTCTTTGTCATAAATGTAATCGATACAATCAACAAGAATACGAATCATCACCTCATTTTCATTTAACTTTTCATATTTCTGAATCATTTCAAAAGTTGGATATTTGAAGCAGATACCAAGATTCTCTGTAATTTGAATCTTGTTTTTGTGGTTTGGATTTTTTGTTGGTTCAATTTCTAATAAGTTCAAATCAAACTCAACAATACCACTACACTTGGTTTCTTCACCGTTCTCGCCTTTGATGACATTGTTGCACTTGTACCGAAGATTCACAATTTCCTCTACAGACCTTGCACGAAGATGCATGAAAAGAAACTCTAGGTCAAAAGTAGGAAGATTGTCAATATCGATTTCATCAAGCACACAATTCTTCAACACTTGACGAATAACACCAATCATTTCGTTTGGGTCTTCAGATTCAGATGCCATAAGAAACAATTTCTGTTCTTTGACAAGAAACGGACGAAAACGAATTGGTTTACCTGTCGAAATTAAATTGACAGTATGAATAGGAACATCTAATTTAGGTAACATAATATCCTCGCTTTGTTAATTAAAATGCACGACCAATTGGTAATGCTCTTGCTGCGACTGAACCAAAGAGTGCAGTAGCCGCTGATGCTAAATCATATCCACCATCATATACTGGTCGATATCTTTGATATGCAAATTGAATTGAAAGGCGATGAAAACCATCTTCTCCCCAACTCAATTGTTGTGGTGCAATTCCAATAGGAAATGCATCGACAAGTTCTACTGCGAAAATTCGTTTAATAAATTCGTCATACTGAATAATTTTGATGTTTGTCAGATACCGAGATTGTTGACCTTTTGGAAAACGAATATTGTTTGTGTCAGAAGGATGAATTGCTTCCATCCAACGGTCAAATAACTTTCTTTCGTAGAAGTCATTGGTACACAGAAAGGTTAATGTTGTATCAGTATATTGTGTTTGATAAGGCACTTTGAAAGTAGGTCCATAAATTTTCACATCGGCAGTTGCAGTTGTTCTGCCAGGCAGTTCTGCACTTTCACATTGAAGTGCCAAATATCTTGATAGTGAAGCATTAGAAGTTCTAGAAAATTCATCTGCTTGACCTTGTCGGCCAAATGCCGAACCAATGGCATCAGATACATCACTAAAAATAGAATTTGGAAAGTTCAATATCTTTTCGATGATTGAGTTGCCTACGAATTGATTAATATATGGTGGAATTGGAAGAATGACTTCAAACCTAGAGGGTTTTGCAAGCCCATCTTTACCACGAATATTTGATAAGAATAAATTTGGTGAGAACGACATTTAGAATTTCTTTCGTGAATCTGCGTAAACTTTGCTTTCCGATGTAGTAAATTGTTGCACTGGTAAGAGTGCGGCAATATCCCATTCATCAGCAGGTATCTCTAAAAATCTAGATGTTATATGTCCATAGAGATATCTCTTGATGCATGGCATAGCTTCAAATGCTGTAGAAGCAGCAGCCAAGTATTCGTAGTTGACACGAAACTTGGTTTTTTCGTTAAATTTTTTATTGCTTAATGTATCACTCAATTTATCTAAAAGAAGAATTCGTTGCTTTGGGTGAATGTAGTGCAAATTCAACCCTAGAAACCCGTCTGAGTATCGTTCTATTGGAATGACCAATGGGAACCTGTCGTAATATGGCAACGAATCTTTCAACTTTGGATCATAAAAAAAGAAATACATCTTACCAATAAAAGACTTATCTTTTAGGCGTTCTCTATCTCGCATCAGAGCGGCCGCAGTAGGTCTTAAATCTCCTACTTTTGCCTGTAACCATTTTCGTGCTGATACTGTTCGAGGAGTTAAACCCTCTTTTGCAAGAGATTGTTTTAGTCTGTCGAGTAAATACGCCATTCTGTATTTATCTTACAAACCAAGTTCTTTTTCTGTGATTAACTTAAACTGCCAACCGTGTTCTTTACAAAACATTTCTGCTGCTTTCCACTTTTGCTGATTTACAGCATAGGTGACTGTTTCTTGTATAAATCGTTTTGTGCGTCTAGCTTGCGTAGGTTGTTGCGTTTCTTTGAATGGTTTCACTTCTAAAACAAGAGTGGTTTCTTTGTCTTCCTGTTTGACTTTTGCAATAAAATCTGGGAAATAACGATGAACACGATTGTCAACAGGTGAAACATAAGGTATGTAAAGTTCTTCAGATGCCCACCAGATAACCCTCGGATTCTCATCCAAGTATTTCATTACTCGTAGTTCCCAAGAAGAACGATAGACAATATTGTTCGCATCTCCGTTATATTTCTTGGGGTTCTTTGGCTTAAACCATCCTTTATATGACATAAATACTATCTATCTCTCTTTATAGGAAAAAGTATGCCTCTTTTCGGATTTGGCGACATTCAATTCAACAAAGGTTCAGTAACCAGAAAAGGTCCTCTTGGCAACCTAGTTGACAATCGTTTTAAGACCACGACACTCAGATATCCAATTGATGTTGGCAATTACGATAAAGCACACTACATGGTGTTTTACATTCGTCAACAATCAAACACTAAATTCAAAGGAAATATCATCGAAGATGAAAATGCGGTAAATTCTGCAGCTGCCGATTTACAAAAAAATGCATTTTCACAACTAAATGCACTACAACCATCAAATATAGGTTCACAGGTTGGAGGTGCGTTATTGAGTAAAATTAATAATGGTTTAAGTGAAATCAATAAAGCAACAGGTGGGGCATTAGAAGGATTAACATCTGCGGTAGGTAAAGCTGCTGGAGGTGTTATAAATGATGTGAACAATTTGTTTGGTAGAAAAACATCTCTGATTGGTGGTAA